TACTTACTTTATGCCAGTCTTCTTTTAGATCCTCAGGTAAATGCTCAGGAAAAGGTAAAAAGTGCAAAGCAACCATTCTATGCACGTATACTGCGGCACATTTATTAGTTGCCTTATAAACATAACCATCATCTTCAAAAATAGTATTTGTTGCAGGGTATAAAGACACTGCTGCAACAGCTCTGTGTTTAATGTCTTTGTTTGTCCATTTTAGTTTTTGACCTTTCTTCCCTAATATGTTGCCATATTTTGAGATTTTATATTCTGTTTCGAGTCCTCTAAAAAATAAGGGTATGAACTCTTCGTTTTCAATATTGAAATCTTGAAACTTTTCTCTGAGTTCCGTATTTGAATACTTTAAAAGGGTTGTTGATAATGCTTGTGCCATGTTGTCTCCAGTTTCTGGCGTCCCACACAGGAGTCGAACCTGTAACCTACAGCTTAGAAGGCTGTTGCTCTATCCGATTGAGCTAGCAGGACATTTCAGAAATTATGTATATAATTTTTCTTTGAGTCTTTGTACTGCTGACTCATTCATAGAACCGGGATCACCATGTTTTAAGTTAATATTTTTGTGTTTTAGCATGACATCATCACACAGTTCTCTTACCTTTTCTGCGGAACTTTGCCCAGCATCGTCTGGGTCGTACATAATGTCAATCTGTTCTACTCCTTTCATTTTGAGTAGTTGTAATTTTTCTTTTGTTACATTTGAAACCCCAAATGAACAAAGAGCATTGGTTAGCCCTTTGTCATGTAGGTTTATTACGTCATATATGCCCTCTACTAGTATTATTCTGCCTTTTATTGGCATAGCAGTAGCGGGATATAAAGGTAAGGTTACTTTAGGAGGATGAAAGATATACTTGGGCTGGTCTTTAATATGACTGTTCTCTCGTAATCTTCCGTTAAATGCAACAACCTTTCCTGTGATGTCAAATATAGGAAACACTAGTCTTTCATTAAAGGGAGACCTACTTACCATAAAAGTTCCAAACTTTTTATAAGTTTCTGGTTTTATCCCTCTCTCATTACCTACATACTCCATTCTGTCTATAGGTAGTTTTAATCCTATAGATTCTGCTCTTTTTTGTTCAATTTTTTGTTTAAGAGTTTCTCTTTTTATATCTAAGTAGTTTGCTGGCTTGTCAAAGTGTTTGAATATGTTTCCTCTGAAACCACAGGAAAAACAGTTATAAACTCCTGTTATCCTGTCAATTCTCATACTGGGGTTTGAGTCGTCATGCTCAGGATTCAGGCACGAAACTATGAAGTCTGCTGGAGAAACTTTAAAAAATATTTTTTCTTCTACTAGTAACTCCTCTACTGTCATAATCCTTCGTCGTGCCCCTTATCCATTGCTTTTGTTAGTTGTTTGTGTTTTATGAACAACGGCTCCCCGTGCTCACCACGTACTAAAATAAATACGTCTCCTTCGTTCAAAGGAAGTTTGTCTATTTTAATAACTTCACGAGGGTCTGTATCTAACATAAACAGCCCCTCTTGATTGATTTCAAATTTATATCCTGCATAAATCATTAGTGCAGTTCCTCGTCGCCGTAGTAAAGTTCCCATTCTGCTTCATAGATATCTCTAAATTGTTCTAAGCTAGGAATCATTTCAGTTTTCTTAGCTATCATAAATTTATCTACAAAAGCTAAATAAGCTTTCATTAATTCTTTTTCTGTGTATAAAATCATAGGTCTTGTGCCTCTTCACCGTCATCTCCACTACTCATTTCTTCCCTGAGTTTTGCTTTTTCATCAGGAGTCATTGCTGTAGTGGGCCCAATTTTTAAACTCTTCCAGTCTACTGTGCTGGAAAATCCTTTTACTTCATTGTTCCTCATCTTGGTACAATTAAATGTCATACATTTATCTTCTGGTGACCAAGTTTCTAAGGAATAAGCAGCGTCAGCCGCATCTAGAATACCTTTGGCAAACCTAGCTTCGCCTGAATTATCTGTTTGATAAGGTGCAAAAACTAAAGTTTCATAATCTTGTGCAAAGGTTTTCATTTTCTTACTAATCTCGATTTGTTCTTGCCAATCATATTGGCTATTGCGACCTGGTGAGTTATGCCTGCGGACTTGATTGAGATAGTCTACAATGACTATACCAACGTCAGTACGCCCTACCCTCTTATCGAGTTCGCTTTGAATCTTTGAGAGAGTGAGGGCAGGGTCGTAAATAACATCTAACTGCGCATCCTTATTAAGGTCTTGTTTTACAAGTTGTTTATGAAATGAGTCAAAGTCACGATCTTTCTCAAAGACCTGAAGTAATTCATGGCCTCCATCAAAACGTCCTGCCCACCAGCCTGCTACTAAATTCCATTGTTCTGTACTCATGCTTTTATCACGAATACTTGTAAAAGGAATTCGAGTGGCTATCGAACACATTCTCTGCAAAATTTGTCTACTATCCATTTCAATAGTGAAATATATAGCAGTTCTTCCTTGTTCATAAACATTGACAGCTAGATTACAAGAAGTCAAAGACTTTCCTGATCCGCGTCGTCCTCCCACTAACACCAAATCTTTGGGAGAAAACTTAACTGTTGCATCGTACTCGCTGTTTAATCCTAAAGGCAAGTACTTCGCTAATTCTTTATCGTCTTCAAAGAGAGTAATATGTTGCATACTCTCAGAAGGTGGAGTAATATCTACTCTATCACCTACATTTAATACTATCTCTTGTAGTTGTTCTATGTTTTCCTCAGCACTAGCAATTGTAACAGTCTTTTCAACATACTTATCTAGTTCGTCTAAAATTTCTGTTTGTGTAAATTCATTCTTGAGATAGTCAAGTAGCATGTCAGCATCGACATCTACTTCCATTAGTTCAATTGCAGTTAGTTTTTCTGTGAGGTTTTTATCTCGGATTTCATACTGAAGCTCCTCGAAAGTTGGGAGAGCCTGATACGCATCCACGTGCTTATCCAAGACCTTATAGATTCCTTGGTACTCACTAGGAAGATAAATATCTTTAAGTTGTGACCAAGTCTCCAAGTCTTGTTGGTGGACTAATTGTTTTAGTAATGCGGATGCAATATTCATAAGGCTCTCTCAAAAAGGGGGTCTGTGCGACCCCCTAGCTAAAATATTGCGGGTTACCCGATATCTTTTCTAGCTGCTCCGTTGTAATCAGCACACTGAAGACCACGCCTTGTTAGCATAGTTTTCACGCCTCTTACAGTCTTGCCGATGTCATCAGCAATTTCCTGAACAGTCATAGCAGAAATATCAAGATCAGCTAGTACGTCAGCTTTGCTTGAACCTTTAGTATGTTCTTGCTTAGGAATAGCGTTAATGTCGCCGCTTCTTAGAAGTGACAATGCTTTTCCTCTAATTGAATTAACACTTTTGCCTAATGACTCAGCGATAGCTTCTACAAATTCGCCATCGTTAACCATGTTTACAAAAGTTGCTTCTTCTTCAGGAGTGTAAGTTCTAACACTTTCTACTTTAGGAGCAGGCTTAACATGCTCTGTAAGTTCCATAGAAAGGATTTTTCCTTGAATTGATTTTGCTGAGAAGTTTCCACCTTCGAAGTGTTCTGCAATCTCTGCATAAGTGTATGAGCCGCTGTTGTCGCCTACAAAAGCTCTTAATGTTGCTTCTTGATCGTCTGAAAAAGACTTAGAAGCAGATGCTGAAGCTAGTTCAACATCATAACCCATTTTTCTCAACTTGCTTGATACTGACCTTGTTGATGTTTCTAGTTCATCAGCAGCTTCAGCAACGGCAGTTTGAGAGACAGGGCCTTCGCCTACAAAGTCTACTAAACTTTGAGTTCTTTCATCTGTCCATTTTGGTAATGCCATATTAATTTTCCTCTATTATATGTTTTATGTTATTAAAAATTTTAACGCCCATTTCGTGGGCTTTCTGAGTTTTAGCACTTTCAATGCCGCTCTCGTTGAGAAGGATTGTAACTGCTTTTGTAAGGGTGTCCTTTGTCTCATATCCATATTTATGTAATACTTCTTGCGCCATAGCCTTAGTCTTATAGCTCTTAAGTTTACCTGTTATACAAACAACTCCTTTCGTTGGAACTGAGCTGTCGACTACAGAACTCTTACTTTCAAAAGAGAAGGGCAACTCATTGTACCCCATCGCAATAAATGTTCCCTTGTACCAATCAATAAGATTCGACGCCGCTTTAGGGCCAAGACCACTATCCACACATCTTTGATAGGTTATCTCGTATATAGACGAGATTCGACTCGTTAACTTTTTGGAAGCGCTTGAGCCTATCAGCGGTATCGAAAAAGCTGGAAGGAGAGTTGTTAAATCTGCGTTCTTCGAGTTTTCGATTTCTGCAAACAACTTCTCTCCTAGCTTCTCCGAATCTAGTATTTCTACTATCTCATTCTTGGAAAGGAAATAAATATCATGATAGTCCTCCAACATCAACTTCTCAATAGTCGCTGCTCCCATGCCTTTAATCTTTAAAGTTTTTGCGAAGTGCTCGACCTTTTTTGAAGTCTGTGCTGGACAACTAACATCTCGACAAAATAGCTGATCCTTCACTGTTTCCAGTAGCGAGTTGCATGCTGGGCAATGTGTTGGAATTTGTATTTCGGTCAAAATTGTTCTCTCTTTTAAATTTATATGTATATTATATCAAACGGATAAGCAAATGTCAAGAACTATTTTTGGGAAACTCCCTTAAAATTAGGGAAGAAATTTTGAAACACTCGGTGTGTCCTCCAAATTTTTGTTTCGGTTTATAACTATCATGAGCATACTTCTTGTGAAGTTCTTGTTCATATTTCCAACAGTTATAAATAGTATCGTGATATGTTCGCTGTATCCTTAAATCGTA